TGCGGCATTCATACCCTTTTACGTCCGTAACCATTGCATGCCGTGTATGGTCCCATTCGGTCGGCCCCCAGGGCATCAGATACGGGCAGCCCTCGCAGCCCTCTGTCTCCCGGTTCCCCGTGTTGTCGGCATTTGTGCTTTTATTTACCGCCCGGCCGCACTTGCAGAGGTATCGGTTCATTCACCGTCACCATCCAGTCTAAACATATCCTTATACCGCTCCATCTGCTCGGCATTCAGGCTCTTGTATCGGGTGCGTGCAGCACCCACGACGAGAAACGGGCCGTAAATCATTTTGCCTTTATGAATGCGGTTCGGTTCGGCATCCTCGTGAAAAGGCCCGTTCGCATTGCTGAGGATTGCCGCCCAATCCAGAGAGAAAGGAATTGCCTCGACCGGGCCGCCAAGAAAACGCTGGATGGATTGCAAATCGTCAGAAATGACCGCTTCTTCAGGCTGCTGCCCGGGCCGGATAAGTAAACATTTCATTTGCTTTTTTCCTCACTTTCGGTTAAAATGAGGGTAGCTTGTGGGCTACCCTTTGGGGTTGCGCTTGTCCGATGTGCAAGATCGGGCAGGCGCTTTCTTTTTGTCCGCCAGAAGGCAGACCGCTGTGAAAGCTGCTCCGAGTACGAACCCGAAGCAGATGCATGCAAGGCCCGTCATTCGATCGCACCCCAGTCGATTGGCTTCGGCCCTGCCGGCGCTGAGATGTGCGTGTTTTCGAGGATGCTGTCCATGTGGTGCGTCACCATCCAGCCGAGCGCCTTGTCCATCGGGCGGCGCATCCTGCGGGCCATGTTGTCCAGCCGTATGTACTGCTGGGGCGTGATGCTCACTTTGATTTCAATTTCCATGCGTGGTTCCTCCAATCTGAATACATGTGGGCGGCTCTCTATCGTAAAAGTAGTCAAGCCATTTTGCGAATGGGATGTTCAGGACAGGCGCCACAGCTTCGATATAGTCGAAATCCCATGGCTCATGTCCTGCAAATCTACGGCGCAGGGTGGAGAGCGGAATCCCTGTGATTTTTGACAGCTGCTGTTGAGTAATCTCCTGCTCGTACATCAGATTTTTTAAATTCTTATAGCGACGTTTGGGCATATTTGAATAAGCTCCTTTCTGTCCGCTTTGTGGTACATATTTCCTGCTATTCTAATTGCGCAAACTTCTTTGTAATCAGAGACCTTGACACAGCAATCGGAATGTTTCACGGCCTTTGGGAGTGACAAGTGTTTGAGTACCAGACCACTGGGTTTTCTCATTGAAACACTCTTTCATTTCGAACAGGCCGTCGCTCTTTTCGGCATATGGCATCAGTTTGCCGCGTTTATCACGGTAGATATATTTTCTGTCCAGCAGAAATTGGACAAAGGCCCGTTCTTTCACTTTCAACTGTTTTGCGGTCTCGCGGAAGTTAGTCAGGAGATTGCGATCAACCAATTCGTCGAAATATTCCACTTTTGGTTGGGCGATTTGAACCTGCATGGAAAGTTTGCTGTTGGCTGTTTGCAAGGCAAGATTTTCACTGTGCAGTTTCGCAACGCGTGCATCCGCAATGCGAAGTGCGCGCTGCATGATTGCATCAGGACTGTTCCACTCTTCTTCCACAGCAATGAAATACTGCCGCGCTTGTTTACCACGTTCGTTACGCTGAAGCATGCAAAGTTCTTTCGCCATCGGGACGGTAAGTTGATGGTCGGTGGCAGGACGTCCGCCCGTACTTTCGCTCAAAAATGAGCAAAAGTCTTTTCCTTCTTCGAATCCGTATTCGCACATTCTGGGGAACCAGTCTTTGTAGGCTGTGCCAACCTGCAAAAAACCGTGTAGTTCCCGGCCACTCACAGTTGGCTGTTCATTGTAGTAGTTTACTTTGATTAATTCATTCATAGCTTTTCCTCCTGAAAATAGTGTCGCATTTTATGCGACAAATTGAGCAAAAAAAATTGCGCTGGCTTCCTGAGCCGAAAGATTTAACTTTCTTGCTATAATATCGGCCTCGGCAATTGTAAAAGTACATCCATTTTCGGAAAACCTTCGATACAAGGTGCTCCTATCAAGTCGGAGTTCATGCGCGAGCTCTCGCATAGATACACGTTGTTCTACAATTTTTCCGCGTAGCTTATCCACATTGACCACTATGTACACCTCCTTTAAAAGTTATTCGCATTTTATGCAACAACATAACAATAACACACTGCATGTGATGCGTCAAGATTGAAATTGCATAAAACGCGACTTTTTTTAAAAAATTGCGTGATGGTGTTGCATATATGCGATACTATGGTGTATAATGCTTTATGAAAACTGAAAGGGGTGTTGTGGGGTGCGTATAGGAGACCGAATCAAAAATAGACGTATTGATTTGGGGCTTACCGTAGACGAGATAGCGGCGGCCTTGGGGAAAAACCGTGCAACGGTTTATCGATACGAAAGCAATGCAATCGAGAATTTTCCAACAACAGTGCTTGAACCTTTAGCAGATGTACTTGAGACGACTCCCGCTTATCTCATGGGATGGACAGAGGACCCATACGACTATGATAAGGACCCGGATAATCTTATAGGTACAATTCCCGGCGATATCTGTCGGCATCTAGCAGAGATTTATGGCGGAGATGCGGAAGAAATGTGGAAAGCTTATCAATCGATGGATGAAGATTCCGGTGCGGAACATAGTTGTGCTAAAAAAATACGCTCTGAGTCTGAAGAAAGAATGCTCTTTCTTGCGAGAAAGGCAGAAGAGATCCCGGAAGAACAAAGAGAAAAAATTTTTAAAAACTTTGAAGACACAATTGATATCTACTTGGAGGCAAAAGGCTTGAAAAAGGGGGACGACTAATAGGTGAAACCTGATTTTGATCGATGCGAAAAAGTGGCAACACGTCTTTTGCTTAAACAAGATATCGAATCTCTATATGTTGACGTTCTCAAACTGAAGTTTGAAAAATCAATCTTTTTCGATACTATTCAAAATTACTGCGCGATAACTGGGGCACGGGTACTAGACCTTCCTGGAGGGATTAAGGCTCTGAGTGATGGGTGCACCCTAAAAAAACAAGGTGCTTTTCTGGTTCTCTGTAATCAAGATGCTTTATCGAATAGAGAAAGATTGAATTGGACGCTTGCACATGAGGTAGGGCACATATACTTGGGTCACGAGACTGATGGAGAAACTGAAGAAATAGAGGCGCATTGGTTTGCGGCTCAATTGTTGATGCAGGAGAATGTGCTTCGTGATATGGCTCATATTAACAATGGGTTAGATGTTTGGGAAGTTTCTGAATATTTTCGTGTTTCTTTCACAGCAGCACAAAAAAGGATACATTCACTCACCAAAAAATGCATGTGGTTTTCTGGAGAAGAAGAAATAAGACTTTTAGAGAGATATAGACCATTTGAGTACGCTGCGTTACGTCTTTCTTTTGCAAAATCAGTCTGATGTAACAGGGAGAGTAACCTTTTAAATATAAACGCCCCACGGCGGCCGTGAGGCGGGAAAGGAGAGTTCCATTGGATATTCATGAATATATTGTGCAAAGAGTTGAGGATCAAATTAATTGGTACGACAAAAAGTCGAAAAGCGCACAAAAATATTACAAGCGGTATCAGATCATTGAAATATGTTGTGCGGCTCTTATCCCTGTATTGTCTGGATATACTGCGAAAATTTGGTGGTTATCAATTCCTGTTGCACTTTTAGGCGCTATTATTGCTGCGATAGAATCAATTGTACGTCTTTATAATTTTCATGAAAATTGGATTGAATACCGAACTACTTGTGAACTTCTTCGAAATGAAAAGAACTTATATTTAATGTCAGCTGGTCCGTATGGCAGTACTCCCGAGAGTAAAGAACAATTATTTGTTCGCAATGTCGAAACCCTGATTTCTTCTGAAAACTCCAAATGGAAAAAATTTGAATCAGAAACAACAACTAATGCTTCTCATACCAAGTCATCTACGGGCTCATAAGTCTCTTCAAAAATTTCTTTATTGCATGGATATTTTTCTCCTTTAATCCCAGTAATGATCCAATCGCCGGCGTTGGCATGCATCCGTCCTTCGAGAGTGTCGATATAAAGTTCTTTATCAGTTTGGTACGCATCAATTACGACTTGTTTTTTTCGAAATTTCATAAATAATTTTTCCCCCTCAAAAAAAAAGAAAGTAAGTGAGTGAAATGTTATATCCGTATCGTCTTTTTATTAGTCATGCATGGAAATATGGGAATGATTATAATAATTTGATTACACTGTTGAATGCAGCGCCGTATTTCTTGTATCGTAATTATTCTGCCCCTGAGGAAAAGCCTTTATTCCCAGAAGGGACACCACTAACTAATGGAAAAATAGCTTCCAAAATTACCGATAAGATTTCTCCTACACAAATTGTGATTGTTATAAGCGGAATGTACGGAGCCTATAGCGATTGGATGGGATACGAAATAAACGAGGCGGTTCGACTAGGAAAGCCTGTTTTGGGAATCTATCCGTGGGGGCAGACCCGCGCACCGCAAAGAGTGTTGGATGCTGCTGATGAAATGGTGCGATGGAATACCGATTCAATTGTAGGCGCGATAAGAAGGTTAGTGTATTAATTTGATTATACTTAGCTCTATGTTTAAATGTCAATAATATAAGCACCCCACGGCGGCAACCGTGAGGTGCTTATATAGAACAGCTTACCACAGAGGTGGCAATCCACTCCAACAATCGGATTATATCACCTCCGGGGTAGGCTTGGCAAGTCATACCTTGGAGGTGTTTTTATGGGGAAAAGGGTCGGTACTGCAAAGTGGTACGAGAATCAGAAGCGATGGCAGATTAAAGTCCAGAAGGATGGTGAGCGACGAACGTTCACGAGTTCGACGCCTGGCCGCACTGGCCAGCGTGAGGCAAACGCAAAGGCTGACGAATGGCTGGACGAAGATGTCGTAGCTCCGAATGTGAGGATACGGGATCTGTACGAGGATTTCCGCAAAGAGGTAGACGAAAATGCGGGCACTTCAATGCGGCGTCAGGTCAATTCGATAGGCAAGGTGTGGATTCTCCCTGCCTTGGGGAATAAAAAGGCGGCACGCCTCTGCGATCACGACATCCAAAGGATACTGGACAAAGCGGCAGCGATGGGCCGCTCCAAAAAGACGATACAGGATATCAACGGTGTCATCAATAAATTTCTGAAATATTGCCGTAGAAGAAAAGCGACCACTTACCGTCCGGAGGAAGTGCAAATCCCAGCGTCCGCCAGATTGAAAGGAAAGAGCGTCTTACAGCCAAGTGATTTTATAAAGCTGTTCAACGTGGACACTTACAAATATTATGGCAAGCTCGTGCGTGAGCCATATATCAATGCATATAGGTTTGCGGTCCTTACCGGGATGCGCCCGGGGGAGCTGCGCGGACTTCGCCGGGAAGATGTGAAAGGGGACAGGGTGTTTATCCGGCAGGCAATCAATGACTACGGGGAAACGACACAGGGAAAAAATGAGAATGCGATTCGTAGCTTTGTAATGTCGAAGCTGGCAATTCAGGTCATGCAGGATCAGCTTGCGCGCTGGGACGGTGAATTTGTATTCGACATGCCGTCGCCAGAGGTCTATCGCCGGCATTGGGATCGCTTCTGCAAGCACAATGATTTGCAGCGTATAACACCTTATGAGATGCGGCACACGTTTGTGAGTGTGGTCAAGAGATTGCCAGCTGGAGAGGTCAAGCCCTTGGTGGGGCACTCTGCGGATATGGATACGTTCGGTATTTATGGTCATGCGCTTGAGGGTGAAGATGAAGAATTGGCAAGCAGTGTAAATGAACTTTTTGAAAAGGTTTTGAGGATTGAAAAATAAGTGGGTTATTTAGTGGGTTACAAATGCCAAAAGACCGCCAAAGAAT